TCATAGAACTAATAAAAGAAATTTCAGAAATATTATAAATGACAGAAAATAGAGAACAGTATAAGGAAGTGTTAAAATCTAAAAAAAAAGAATTATCTGAGTTTTTATTACAGAAAAAGATTACAATTAAAGAGTTTACAGGAAGAATCACTTTACATGTAAATCAAGGTAGTATTTGTTCTATAGAGCAAACTATTTGTTATTAAATATTTAGTAAATCATCTGGCAGTTTAAATACTTAGAAATAATAAGTAAATTTAAGCCCAAATATATTGAGTTAAATCAATGTATCTGGGCTTTTTTTATTGGTATAAAAATTTGAAACTTAAGGTCAATTTTGTGACCTTGTTTTATTTTGATTAAAACTTCGTACTAATTTTGGTACAGAAAGGTTGGTGTTGTATGGCGGGAGTTGGGAGAGCAAACTTTAATTCAGGATTTATTAATCAAGTTTTGATCCGGGGAATTCCAATTGTGAATTCTTATTCAGGATCAGTGTTTTGGGTTCATAGTGGCACAGGAGCTTCCACTCACACAGGAAAAACTCCTTCAAAGCCACTTTCAACAATAACACAAGCACTTGCAAAGTGTACTGCAAGTAAAAATGATATTATTCTGTGTATGCCAGGACATGCTGAGACTGTAGATGCTGCTGCTGATATTGTAGTTAATAAGATTGGTGTATCAATAGTTGGTATGGGCACTGGTACTCTTAGACCTACAATTACATTTGCAACAGATGTTTTAGCTGATATTGATATTGATGCCGCAAATTGTTCATTAATTAATTTCAGATTTATTAGTAATATTGCATCTTTGGATGCTCCAATTGATGTAAATGCTGCTGGATTTGAAATGGTTAATTGTGATTTTTATTGTACGACTGCTTCTACAGGATTTGATATTACCGTTATTACTGATGCTGCTGCTAATGATATGGTTATCACTGGCTGTCGTTTTTATTATGATTATTCATTAGCTGGAACTGCTGTTACTGACACAGCTACTGAGGTAGTAAGGCTTGTTGGTGCGGACAGAGCAGTAATTAGTGGTAATTATTTTGCATCTGAGTCTACTACAGGAATAATTAATGGAATCACTACTGAATCTTTGAGTATTAATATTAGCAATAACCAGTTCATTCAGTTATCAACTGATAAACATTGGATAGTTCTTGTTGCGTCAACGACAGGACGAATTGATTACAATGTAGGAACTGCAACATCTACTGCTGGTATTACTGATGGTAACATAATTAGTGCCGCTTCTTGTCAGCTTGCAGAGAATTTTGCCTCTGATGCGGCGGGTGAACAGGCGCAGGCCGTAGGTGTATTGTCTGCATAGACTTATGATAATATTCTATACTAAGCTGTATATTAAAAATGTACAGCTTAGTATGATTTTTTAAATTAAACAGTAATTATGAAAATTCAGGGAATATATAAGATAATTAATTGCATTAATGGTAAAATTTATATTGGACAATCTACTGATATAAAAACTAGATTTTCTTGTCACAAGCATAATGCTTTAGTAAAAAAGATAAATCGTCCTTTGTACACTTCTATAAGAAAATATGGAATAGAGAATTTTGAATTTATTATATTAGAAAAAGTAGATAATATTTTATTACTTGATCAAATAGAACAATACTGGATGGATTTCTATAAAAGCTATGATAAAAAGTGTGGATATAATTTAAGTACAAATACATCTGTAAACAGAGGATATAAATTATCTGAAGAAACTCGTTTAAAGTTTTCAGAAAGACAAAAAAGATTATGTCAAAATCCAGACTATATAGAAAATTTATCCAATAAAAGTAAAGAATTATGGGAAAATCCAGAATTTAGAAAGAATTATTCTGAGAAGATAAAAATTAAAAATCAAGACCCTAAACGTAAAGAACAATTATCAAAACAAAGCAAAGAATTATGGCAAGATGAAAACTATAGAAAAAATATGTCAGAAGCTCCTAAAAATAGTGAGGAAAAAAGAATTGCTACCATAAATAATAAAAAAGAATCTGACCCTAATTATCAGAATAATATATTAGAAAAAAGAAAAGAAACTGGGATAAAAAATGGCACAACTAAAATTTATTCTATAGATAAAGATAAAGTTAAAAGATTATATATTGATGAGAATTATGAACTAAAAGATGTGGCTAGAATAATGAATCTGAGTTTTGGATTATTAGCTAAATTTGTTAGGTTAAATAATATAAAAAAGAGAAAAGGAAAGAGCAACAAAGTTAAGCCCATTATATCTGATGCTCAATTACATGAACTTTGTAATAGTGTAAATATGGTGGTATAAATAAATAATAGGAGCATTATATGTCAGCAGATGAGATTATAGATAAAAAACAAGATGAAATTATTGCTGAACTACAAGCAGAATTACTTGCTATAAAAAAAGATACAATAGAAACATCTGAGAAGCGTAGGGGATGGGTAAGAGCAGGTATTGTTTTTTGGTTTGTTCTTTTAATCTCTTATGTTGTTGTACGATATACAGGCACAGCAGATGGAGAAATTAAGCCTGAAATTATATGGTCATTTGCAACTGGTATCCTGGTAACAAAACTGATTGACCATTATATAAACCAAGCAACTAAATCAGATAGAGTGTTATAAATTAGTTCAATATCAGGAAATAACCCAATATATGGATAATATAATTACAATAATTTTACGATGCAATAAAACAAATATAGGAGTCAATTAATGAATTTAATTACTAAATACTTCAAGTTAGAATCACTGCCTATTTTAGTTAAAGACCAAATTGCAGAAATAGCAAAACAAAATGATATTGGAGCGGAATCTGTAACATACATAAGGAAAGGATTAGATACTTATAAACAACCTGATTTTGTTCCTGGGGAGAAAGCTGTTGTTACTTATATATCAACAGGAAGTATGGATAGGGATTGTGATATTATAAAACCGGAAGGAGTTGATTTAACTCACTTTTTAAAACATCCTATTGTAATGTTTGGGCATGATTATAAACGACTTCCTATTGGTCGTGCGGCATGGGTAAAGATTGATAATACAGGGCATGGTTTAATAGCAAAAACGATATACGCAAATACTCCTGAAGCTGATTTAGTTTATAATTATCGCAAGGACGGTTTTCCCTTAGCCGTATCGGTAGGATTTTTACCAACGAAATATATCTCAAAAATGGATATAAACAAGAAAGAAGAGTTTGATAATGAAGTAAAGAATGCTTTAAACAAAGGGTGGGTTAGTGAGGATAAAGTTAAGAGCATAAATAATATTGTGCAAAAATGGTCATTAATTGAATTTTCTGACACCTCAGTGCCTTCCAATCCCCAAGCTCTACAAATCGCCTGCTCTAAAGGACTCATTTCTAAAGAGGAGTATGAGGAAGATATGAAAACAATAATTCAAATTGATGGTTTAAAAGATGAAGGTAAAAAAGAAACTAAAGTAATTGTTCCTGAAGTTATTAATAAAGAAATAGAGAAATCTAATGATACCACTGAAGCAGTTATTGATAATAAAACTATAACTCCTCCATCTGATTTGATTAATAAAGAAATTATAGAAAAAGTAGAACAGAAGAAAGTTGATAAGAAAGGAAATCCTAGTGTAGATGATATTAGGAGTGCAATTTATGTTAATATGAAAAAGATGAGAGAAGATATGGATAAATTGCACATGGAAAAAGGAATAGAAATAAAATATGAGGATTCCATTTCTAATTCTTCATCTTATATGAATATAGAAGATTTATATCCAATTGATTATCCTAATGGTCATGTTGTATGTGGGTACACTCCCAATTATAATTCCCCAGTAAAATATTGTGATTATAAATATAAATATGACCAGGAATCAAAAACTGCTGAAATGGGAAAAATGATGGAGATGGAAGTTAGTTATACTTCTAAAGGAAATTGTGTGGCTGAAATAAATAAGATTAATAAAATGAAAGAATTAAATAATAAATTTTGTGAAAGCACATTGAAACTAGAAGAATTGAAGAATGTTCCTAGTTTACCTTTAATTTTTCATGAGAATTTAATTGATGAACTTGGCAATTATATTGGTCTGGTATGTGACAAAAATGATAATTTATATCAAACCAGATTGTCAAGTATTTATGGAAAGGGTTCAAAATATTATAAGTGCAAGACTACACAAGCAGACGAGCATTTTCCAAAGTTTATTGCTACAGAAGCTAAATCTATGGAGGAATGGCAAAAAATCAAAGAAGCTTTACAAGAATTTTATCTTAAATCTGCTCCTGGGAAAGAAGAATTACTGACATTTTGTAAAGAGCATAAACTACAACACAAAGATTACTTAGAGAAGATAGAATCTGAAGATGATATTATTGAAAAAGGTGTGGATGAAACTGAAAACGAAATCAGAATTAGGGTCAAAGATCCAAGTTTATTTGACCAAGATTCATTTAGATACAAAACTATAAAAAGTTCATATCCCAAAATAAAAGCGGTATTTGGGAAACTAAAAAGCAGTTCAACAATGGAATTGCAGTCTTACAGATTCCCCAAATCTGATGGCTGGACAAAACAGAGTGCAAAATCTTGGATAAAAGAACATGGTAAAGGTATTTCTGAAGAGGAAACAGCCACATTAGTATTAGAAGCTATAGAAAAAAGAAATACTGACTTATCTAAATTAATAGAGGAAGCTTTAAATAAAGCAATGGGAAAAGTACAAATGTAATTTTTAGGCCAGAGATGTTTCAGAAACATTAGGTCATAGAATATATAGATTATTTATTAACAATTACGGAGGAAATTTAAATGGACGAAAAAGCGTTAAAAGAATTATTAGAAAAAATGAATGCTTCTACAGTTGATAGTTTAGAAAAGGTATTATCTAAAGTCTTTGCAGGTGGTGCAGTTAATCCATTAGCTGGCAAAGAGGAAAAGAAAAAGACTTTTGAAGGTGATATTAATAGGAAGCTTGGTGAGTTTGCGATTGCTGCAAAGAATGCCGTAGTATCAGGAAAGATTGACGAGAGGTTGATTCAGAAAGCTCCTACGGGTATGGAGGAATCTGATCCTGCTGCTGGTGGGTACTTAGTGGCAACAGATGTTTCTCAAGCACTGATTGAAGATACTATGGAGACTGGTATTTTGTTACCAAGATGTAATAGGCTTCCTGTTTCTGCAACATCAAATGGTATGCGTTTTCACGCATTAGATGAAACAGCAAGAACGGATGGTAATCGTCAGGGTGGAGTTCAGGCATATTGGGAGAATGAAGCTGACCAAATGACAAAGTCTAAGCCAAAGTTCCGTGAGGTTAACATGAGGTTGAATAAGTTAACTGGACTTTGTTATGTAACTGATGAAATGTTGCAGGATGCTGCTTTCTTAGGTGCATATCTTTCTGGTAAATTTGTTAAAGAATTTGGCTTTAAGATTGATGATGCTATTATAAATGGTCTCGGTGCTGGTCAACCTCTTGGGCTTTTAAGTTCTCCAGGTTTGGTTAGTGTTGCTAAGGAAGCAGACCAGGCTGCTGCTACATTAGTATTTGATAATGTAGTAAAGATGTATAATTCTATGCCATTTAGGAACAGAGGTAATTCTATATGGTTAGTAAATTCAGAAGTAGAAGATCAATTACCTTCCCTTAAATTAGAGGGTGATACTGGGATGTGGCCAGCTTACTTGCCTCCTGGTGGTTTGTCAACTGCACCTTATGGGTTGCTCAGAGGTCGTCCTGTGATTCCTATTGAACAATGTGCTGCTCTCGGTACAAAGGGTGATATTCTTTTTGTTGATCTTAGTGAATATTACATAATTGAAAAGGGTGGGGTTGATTCAGCAGTGTCTATTCATCTTAGGTTTGATTATAATGAAACTGCGTTTAGGTGGACAGTTAGATTAGATGGTCAGCATATTAGAAATGCGTCTTTAACACCTTATAAAGGTAGTAAGAAACTTTCTACTGCTATATCATTGGACACAAGAGCCTAAATTTTTACTTATTAATAAAGTAGGAGGAGTTTTAATAATTTCTCCTACTTTGATATTTTAAATTTAATCGGAGGATACTAAAAATGTACTTAGCAAAAGAAGCAAAAATTGTACTTGCTAATGTCCCTGTTGATATTAATAACTTAGCAGTGACAGGTGATTATGTTAGCATGAAGGGTTGGAGTCATTGCACAATGATATTGCAGTTTGGTGCAGTTGGCACTGGCACTGCATTAACATTGAAACAGGCAACAGATGTTACAAACTCATTGTCGGATGAGAAGGCACTTAGTTATGATAAGATTTATATTAATGTTGGTCTGTCTACTACAACTTTGACAGAAACTACAGTCACAAGTGATACTTATACTGTAGGATCAGACCCTAATAATCTTTATGTAATTGAGATAGATGCTGCGGAACTAGATGTAAACAATGGATTTGATTGTGTGAGATTTAATTTAGCATCAGGAGCGGGCACGACACTTTTAGCAGCAACGTATATCCTCAGCGGCGCAAGATATTCAGGAAATGATGTTAACGCAATAATTGATTAGTAGTTTTTTATTTATGTAGTGAGGGGCAAGTTCCCTCACTACATATAATTTATTAATCTTATGAAAATTAAATATTAAATTAGTAATTTAAATGTGTAAACTTATAAAAGTTGTAGTAGTAAAAGAATATT